TAAATGAATTAATAATATATCGTTTATCGCGAATAATTAACCGGTCATTTAACTTTAAACTTTGCAGTAAACTTAGTGGTACAATCCCTTTTAGCTTGACAATTCTTGCCTTAGCCGTAAAGATGTTAGTCAAATAATCAAGGTAATAATTATTAAACAAAGACCTTGTTTCAATTGCATCTGTGAACGTAGATTGTTGCGCTCCCCAGTTAATTGTATTTACTTGACCGCTGATGAGAGTATCTTGTCCAAAAAGATTATAGGTAGTAACATTAGTAGTGCTAGTCCCATCATTAAAATGAAAATCGCAACTTTGAATCGAATTATAGTCATAAAGCAATACGGGTTTTGGAATGTAAGAATTCAAATCGTACTTTAATGAATACCCAACTTGTAAGGTCGTTCCGCTAAACTTTTGAAATGGCATATTTTCGAAAGGCAACTTTACCTCAAACTCATCGCCATCATTATCCAAAGTATATTTCAAATCCCCATATCCAACCGCTGATCGTGATAGATATTCAGTCGCTAAAATATTCTCACACGTTTCATAAGTGAAATTAATTGCCTTGTATGGCTTTACTCTTTCGATTTCAATTTGATCTGTGTTGATGTACTTAGAAACATCACGAATTGTTCCGCCAGCATACCAATTTTCAATCTGCTCAACTTGGTAAACCGTATCAGATAATTGAAAGCAAGTAAGATTGAAAGTCTTTAGGATTCCGCTAAAGAAATCTTCTGCCTTGATGTCAGGCATATAATCAGCCACGTTTAACGTTGTGGTTGTTGTCTGACTTGTTCCGGTACACGTTACATCACTAACGACTGCCGTTGTTACTGAATTTCGTGTTTCAAATTCATAAACCGATGTGTAAGTAACCGCTGAAGCTGATGAAACAAAAAACGTATAAGTTCCAGAATCTTCCAAAGGTGCAGACAAGGTCATCTGACTTGTTTGCGTAAGATAACTCTGCTCGCTTAACTTGATTCCGTTTTTATAAACGTACAAATAAAACTCAGTTCCCGATGTCGTAAATGTCAACTTGATATTTGACTTATTTAAATAAACTGGACTTTCGGGCTTTACATAAGTTAAAAAACTTCCACTTGGACTAACATTAAAAATGCCTTGAGTTCCTACTGTACTTGTATTCGTTTGGAATAGAATCTTTTGGTGCGTTTGCTTTAATGTAAAAAAATCGGTGTTCTTAAGCCACAAGAAAGCGTTTTTGTACTTGTCTAAACTCAAGAAATCATTAGCCACATTCCCTTGAATTGTAATCCCTAAACCCGAAGCAATTGATTCAACAATCTTACTTACTCGCATCGCTGGAAATAAATCCGTATGATAAATTGGATGCGTATTCTTATGAATATCCCAATTTTCCTTTGTCGTTCCATTGGTCTGGTAAGTCCAATTGTTTAACGATGTAATCAAAGGGAATTTAACATCGTTGGTAACTCCTCCAGTAACTCGGTTTTTGACAACCGTTCCAGTGTAAGCAAAGTTATAAGCTGAGTAATCAAAATCACGAAGGAATCTTCCAGCAAATAAATCCTTTAAAGAAACTAAACTACCAATGAAAGAAATCTGATAATTATCAATTTCATTATTTTTAAACTGCGCTTTCTCTAACTGAATCTTCCCTTTTCTAAATGTCGCGTCATTTAATTCGATATAAGCGAGCTTTCTTGTCCGTGCATCAAAACCTTCATCTATTGAATTTTCGTACCAATGTCCAAAGATTTCGTTGTTTATCTTGGATGCTGGCACCGTGAACGACTGCGAATAATCCGTAAAGACTTTTGAAATATCATTTACGTTTTGAATCGAACTTGTAACGCTTATTTTCTCGTCATTGAATAACTCAATACGCTTATAAACTCCGTCAACTAAAATATAGATTGATGCCGTTATCATTAAATCACGTTATTTTTAAGATTGAAAGCGTAAACAAAATCAATTTGATAATTAATATTTTTGTCCCTAATCGATGTCTTTAAATCCGTTGAGTTAGTTTCTACTTGCACTGGAACTCCATTAAGTAAAACCGTATTGCTTAGCATCAAATCTTGAATCAAATCTGAATAATTTTGATCAACAAATCCAGTATTTAAAGAAACTTTTTGAATCCCATTGATATTAAACGACTTACTTTGTCCTCTCTTAACATTATAATTAATGTTGTCAGGTAAAAGATTGTACTTCGTTCTTTCAGTTGTGATAGAATTAGTTTGAGCTTTAAAGAAAGTTAGGAACTGCCATCCTCCATAACGATTGATAAATTGAGCCAAAACGGGTGTGTATTTCGGCTCACAGATAGGCGCAATGTTATAAGTGTAAAGCGTTGTTCCGTTGCTCTTAATGCGTAAAATACTTGATGTCGTGAATCCAACCAACTTCAAAGGTACTTTCATATTATAAACTCCTTTTGTTGCTGAAGATGCTAATATTGTAACTGTTGTCGTTCCTACTGATGTAACGTAATCCGCCGTAATTGATGTACCGGTATGGTTAATCAAAACGTTGACATACATATTATCCGTATTGTTTAAATACGTTATCGTCTTGCTTGTATCTGCTAAAGCAACAATGTCAGCCGTATTGGCTTGGTTATAACCGCCTGAATAAAGCGTGTATCCATCGACTGCCGCACCGATAATATAATCGCCCATAAAAGTTCCTAAGCAATTGTCTGCTTCGTAAGTTCCCGAATCAGCAATTACCCTCGTCTTAAATGCACTCGTCCTATTAGTTCCGTTGCTAAATGAAACCGCCTTGAAATTAGCAAATGATGTACTTGCCTCTGTCGCTGGTGTTGGCTCATATTCAGGATTAATATTTTCAATGTATTCACGCAAGTAAGGTGTAATGTCGTAGTTTGATGTCGTTTGTGTTGCCGACGGTGCTGACTTAGTAAATGAATACGTTTCAGATGCTGGCTCTGTTGCACCATTCCAAACGTATAGCTTTAAAGTCGTGTTTGTGCTTCCGGTAATCGAAATAAAATACGGACTTCTTGCGTTAATCGTTATCATAAATCTTTTAAATTATAGTCAATAATTGTTTCAACATCCAAGCCAAATGCTTTCGCTAAATCCGTGTCAATGTATTTCTTGTATCCAGCTTCAAATGGTTTTGTAAAAAATAAACTTGGCTTCATTCCAGTCATGTAAATACTTCGGCTAATCAAGAATGCAGTTGACTGATAAGAAATAAATCTACCTGTCTTTTTATCTTTGAACTGAATCCCTCTTGCCTTTACCCATTTCTCAATTCCATTTGTTAAACCGCCTTTCTTACCAGTGCCACTTCCAAACTTAAACGGCGAATTAGGTGCTTTAGCTGACTTGAATTTACCTTTAACACCTTGATCCTGATACTGCCCATATTCAGCCATTCTAAAGCCAACAATCGCATAGTTATTCTCTTGGACTATCTCGCCTTTCAATGAGTTATAAAGTTCCTTAGAAACATTCTTGCGACCTTTACTAAGATTTGAACGTGATTGCTGAATCACATAATCTCTAAATCTTTTTATTACCGCATACGTTTCTCTTAAATCAGCCATTAGCAGATTGTCATATCATTTGGTACTATCAAATCAAAAGTAACTGTCCACCCAGCAACTCTATTCTCAAATCTATCTGTAAATGGTTCGCATAACGGATCGCCATCAATCTGAACTAAATCAGAATACAAATCTCCTCTTCGTAAGTCCGTAACCATCTTACTTGCAATTGCCAACTGACTATTCAATACATCAAGAAGATTATCATTACCATCAAACACGTTTACGGATTCAGTCTTTGAAATATCAACAATGTCCATAAACAAAACCGATAAATTAAAGCCTAAGCTATTCTCTTTCGGTGTTGAATTATTAACAATAATGTGAACGTATGGATAAATCGTTTGCTTGGCTAAATCAACCTCAAATATATCGCCAGTTGAAACGGTATTTACAAAACCTCCGTTCTTCAGGTAATCTCTTAATGTACTGACTGCGTAATAAAATCCGGTCATTGTCTTTGTGATTTAATCATTTTCATTTCTAATTCGTTCTTTTGCTTCTCAAATGTTAGGAACGTTAAGCACTGGTTAATTGGTAATTTGGTAATTTCATTAAATCGTCTAACATCTCCCTGAGCAAGTGCATAGATTGAAGAATACCATCCCCACCGTTTTCCAAACTGCGCTTGTTCAGAATATCCATCTGCGGATTCTCCACTAAATAATCCATCGTACTTTTCAATAATTCTTTGCCTAAATGCCAAAAAAAAACCACCGCCCCAAGCGTTACGTTTAAAGGTGCATCTTTCATTAGCTCGCAATACCTTTCACTTCCATCGTATTCCTCAATCAAGTATCGTTCTCCCATTGTCTGCTTAATTGGTCGATAAAGCACTGCCATTGCTCTATGCATCTCATCCCAATTTGTAATGTAATTATCTAAGTCCATGTATTCACCGCTTGACATATCATCCAAGTTAGGAATAAACCCAAAGGTCTTTCCATTCATTTCAAACTTTGTCGTTAGCGATGGCAACTGCTTAAACAATCCACCTATTATCTGCGTAGCATCTTCGACATCTTTCTGCCTCATCTGCCCGACGATATTCATGTCAATCCCACAAAATATCTGTATCATCTTGTGGTTTAAGAAATCGCTTTCCTCATTCTCGCCTACAATCTTCAGGAACTTCTGATACTGATGTAACTTTATTTCGCTTAAATCTGTTGGGATTGAAATCTTTACCTTCATAATGTATAAACAATTTTGTTAATATTTCGTATTAATAAATATGGTAATTGCCTTGATTTGGATTATCTAAATGGTAAATGATATTATAACGTGCCGAATCGATTCCGTGATTCCAGTCATCAATGTATAGCTTGCTTGCCTTATTTAAATAACAATAGTTGTTAAACTCTTTGGCTAAATTGGTCGATTGCGGATCAAGAATGATTTGGTAGTCTTGCATTCTTACAATCCCTGATTCAATCGTTCCTTTTTTTACTGGTTGAATGTTAATTCCTTGATAACGTAAGTCATCAATTAGTCTTGGCTCTGCTGAATCTGCAATGATTAAACCACCGCCAACTTTATCCTTCATTAACTGAGCCAAAACGTGCGTTTTTAATCCACGCTCATAAATGACTTCCTTAATATAGATTATCTTCTTGGTCTTATCAATTGCCACTTCAGTTAAAGCATCAGGATCGAT